GATCACTTCTCGGCAGATTGTCTTGAACTGGCTCATTTATGCTCATTTCATTACGTGCCGACGAACGACCCCGCCCTGAATCGGGGTCACAGTTTCAGTGCCGGTATGCGTGGTGCGGCTTGGATGACTGGATTGCCAATCTGGAAAGTTTTGCCCAGGATGTCCTGTCGCAGGTCTGAGAGATAGATCACTCCTTTTTTGTCATCAAATCGAGATGCAGAAGCCCGATCTCCGCATCCCGACGAAGCACCAATCCAGGCAATACCTTCCCGCCCCCAAAGACCCACCGGCGGAGTTCCTTGCTAGATCCCTCCCAGTCCCGCAGGTTAATCCGTCGCCGCAGCGTCGACGTCTGCAGCCGCCCTGCGCCAAGGTTGAACGTGAAGTCAACAATCGCGGCAAGTCGCCCCTCGGGCTCGGTGGCCAGCACTGGGCAATACCGCAAGGTAGCCTTTAACGCGACGATCAAATCGCGTGCCAGATAGGTATCACCCTCTTCCATGGTAATGGGCGGATGCTTCGGATCGCAGAGATGGCCGTAGCCAATCGTCCAGTAGCCTGCCGGGCAGACGTAGGGATACGCCCGGCCAGGATCGTTCTTCGGCACGCGGTGAAAGCCCTCGAAGCGCTTGGCCAGATCAATGGCCGCTTGTGGAACCGCGATCACGGCCGCACCCGGTCGAACACACGCCCCAGGAACCAGAAGTTCAACACCCCAGCCCAGAGCGCTTGGTCGGCCTCCGTCCAGGCACGCAGGATGGCCGTCCCCCAGCCAGCGCCAGCGGTCACGGCTGCCGCAAACGCTGCCGTCTTGGCAGCGCAATACAGCGCCATGAACCAGTAGGTGATCACCGGCCGCACGCTGACCGACAAGGCATCAGCCCAGCCGACACCCGATTTTTGGCCCTGTGCCGCCACCGCCTCACGCAAGGCCTCGACAGCGCCCACGTTCCAGGCCGCATCGGAAGCAGCACCAATCTCGGCCATGCGCTGGGCTCCGCGCAATTTCTCGAATTCCAACGCCTTGTCCTGCATCGCCAGTTCGTGGCCGCGCTCACCTTGGCGATCAAGCCACTTCAGAATCTCGGGTGCTAGACGGAAGGCCCCTCCAAGGAGGCCGCCAAGCAAGGTCTCAATCATTGGGGGCCTCCCATCAGCTTGGTCGTTATGCACCAACAAAACCCTTCTCGCCGCTCATCCATGTCAGCCGTCACCAGCCTGAATCGGTGACTGATCACTTCTCGGCAGATTGTCTTGAACTGGCTCATTTATGCTCATTTCATTACGTGCCGACGAACGACCCCGCCCTGAATCGGGGTCACAGTTTCAGTGCCGGTATGCGTGGTGCGGCGCTCGATTTCCGGTTTGGTTTCCCCATCGATAACGGGTTTTGCTGTTAGAGTCGGAATGAAATCGGTTCTCTGGTCTGTGCCGGCGACGCGCATGTGGTCGATTTCCAGCTTCACCGAGTTAATGATGACCTGCGCCGTCTCGTTGATCGCCTTGGCACGGTCGATCTCGATCGGGTTGTCGCGGTCCCGCAAAGCGCGCAGGGTCTCGAACAGGGTATCGCGTAGGGAGTTAATGTCATTGCTCATGGTTTTACTTTCCACTCTTTTTGGTTGATTTGCCGGTTGATTGCCACGCGGAGTTGCACGAGCTTCGCCACTTCCGGTCCGTAGTTGTGGCACGAGTTACGCTGCATCAGTTGCTTCCGGGTCAGAAGCTCAAGATTGTCGAGATCGAAATTACGTTTGTCTCCGTCCCGGAAGGTCAACACGTGCCCGGGCGGAATCTCCCGCCCGGCGGCGAGCCAGACCAGGTGATGCACGAGCCTGTAATCGATCCGCTTCACCCCAGTATCCGTTACCTTGCGCTCAAGGTAGCCGTCCCATGTCATGCGCTCGTACCCGATCGGGCGCCAGTTGTGCGTTTTGTGTCCTGGCTTGAAACGGGTTTCGGAGGATCGCCCGCCGACGGTGTGCCGGATGCCGCGGTTCCACGGGGTTTTCCCTGCGGCGAATCGCGTCGCCTCGCGGACCACGCCAAGACGCTGGAGCTGATCGCTCCTCATCCTGGCCTTGAACGTTTCGCTCTTGGCAAGGCCAAGATTGTTCGCCCGAGAGTAGATAGAACTCATGGTCCGTTTCAGCGCTGCGGCGATGGATTCGGTCGGCTCGTCGGCGTACCGCGACCGCAGCAGGTCGTCTTCAGACGTGGTCCAAATCCTTCTGACCTTCCTTCCCACGTTCAATGTGGTTCCGTTCTCGTTATTCACCTGATCCTCCTGCTAGACCTGATAGTGTTTGGTATTAGGGAGAGAGACAGCCTCAAGGCTCCAGCAAACATGGCGAATCTCACGCGGCCTCCTGAACGTCGAACCGGTGCCTGACAATCTCTGGGTACTTGCCGACGCGCTTCACGGTGATGAGGGTCGGTCTGCGCAGCTCTGCCGCCGCTCTGTCTTCGGCCTCACGCACGCTTGACGGAATCGGCGCACTCCCGCCCATGCGAATCCACCAGGCAACCGCCTTGCTTCTGGCGTAGCCATCGTGCTCAATGCATACGTACTCCGAGAAGCGGATCAGCCCGCAGTTGTAGTCGACCCGCAAGGTCTTCATGCCCGACCTGATCGAGGTGTGGGTCTCGTACTCGATACCGGTCACTGGGTAGTCAGTGGTGTCCGAATACTGCGAACTCAGCAGGACTCCCGACGAAGACTGATGCTCGATCTTCGGCTCCGGCGGGGGGAAGGAGTAGTCGCAGTTCGGGCAGGCTGACAGGGCGGCGTGGCAGGGTGTTCCGCACTGCGGGCACTTCCTGGCCGGCGCCTCGCCTGTCTCATCGCTTTGCTCTTTCGGCCTGCCGCGGATCATGTCGAGCGGGCCGTGTCTGGCGATGTTGCCGGCGTAGTCCAGCACCAGACAGTTCTCCTTGCCCTCGGCGTTGCGCATGCCGCGGCCGCACATCTGCAGCCACAGGCCAGCCGACAGCGTTGGCCGCATGCTGACCAGACAGTCGGTTGCCGGTGCGTCGAATCCGGTGGTCAGCACCATCACGTTGACCAAGGCGCGCAATCGCCCATTTCTGAAATCGTCGATGACCCTCGCCCTGGCAAGCTTGGGCGTCTCTCCCGTGACCACGTCCGACACGATTCCTCGTTGCCGAAGGCCGTCATGGATCTGGTTCGCATGCTTGACGTTGGTGGCGAACAGCAGCCAGGACCGGCGATCAGCCGCGAGTTCCAGGACTTCGTCGAGGGCCGGGCTCGTGATCTGCATCATGGCTTGCGCGGACTCCTCCTCTACGAACTCTCCGCCGCGCTTGTGGACGCCCGAGAGGTCTGCGTGATGCAGACTTCCTCGACTGATTACCGGCGACAGATGCCCCGCATTGACCAGTCGCAGCAGTGGCAGGTCATACGCAATGTCGGTGAAGATGCGGCCGTCGCCGGATGTCAGCAGCCCGGAGTCGAGGCGAAATGGCGTAGCGGTCAGCCCGATGATCTTGACCAGGGGATTCACGATCCGCATGTCGTCCAGGAACCCCCGGTACATGCCCATTCCACTGGCTGGAACCAGGTGCGCCTCATCGATCATGATCAGGTCGTAGGGACCGATCTTGTCGGCCTTCCTCCAGATGCTCTGGATGCCGCAGAACATGAATCTGTGGCCGATGTCCTTGCGGCCGAAGCTAGCCGAGTGAATCCCGCAGGGCACACCAGGAAGCAAGGTTCGGAACTTGAGGTAGTTCTGCTCGATCAGCTCCTTGACGTGCGTCAGGAGCAATACGCGCTGGCCCGGATACAGCCGCTCCATGCGCTCGAGGAAAGCGGCCTGTACGACGCTCTTGCCGGACCCAGTCGGAAGGACCAGGAGAGGGTTGCCGTCGTGCTCTTCGAAGTAGGCGAAGAGGGCGGCGATCGCCTCTTCCTGGTAGTCTCGCAGTGTGATCATGCCTCTACCCGTGCATCGAAGGCGGTCTTGATGGCATCGACCATCTCGTCTCCGGCCATTCTGGGATTCGTTGCAAGCTCGATGCTGGAATAGATCGCCGGCACCTCGTCGGCCATCAGTTGCGTGTTCGGCATCGCGGACGCACCGGCGTTGATGAAGACGCGTCCGGTATCGCGACGCTGGTAGGCGACCCATCCTTCTCCGGCATCGACGGGCTCCGCGAACCCCACGAGGGGCGGGATGAACAGGTGCTCTTGGCAGGCGCGCTTCTGCTCGGCGATCGTCAGATCCTTGTCGTGCCACTCGCACCGCCAGACTCCCGAAGACCGGGTCATGCAGGGGGTGGCGTGCGCGCAGGTACGGCAGGAAACGGCCGGCAGATCGCCCTGGTGACAGACCGGGTGATGGTCGCAGAACCGGCACTGGTACCAGGCCGGATCCTGGTTGATCTTCTCCATGGGCTCCGTTGCTGCCACGACGCGCTCGGCTTTAGCCATCAACTCTAGGAAGGTGACCTGGTCGAAGCGTATGCGCTCTCCATACAGCTCGTCGGTATTCTTGTTGCAAGCGAGGTAGAGCGCTCGCTCCATGCCGGACCAGCCCATGTAGCACTGCATCTGGGCGTAATGGAGCGGTTTCGCCGCGGCGACACCCTTCTTGCGCATATCTGCGAAGCTCTTGTCGTTGTGCGTCTTGAACTCCACGACGTGCCAGGTCTTCGGGGCTTCTGGTAGCCCAACAGCGCAGGCGTCCATTGACCCTCCGACATGGCCGCCAACGGCGGAGAAGCGGAACTGCTCGCCGGTGTCGGGATCGCGGTCGTGCACCTCCACGCCATCGATCTGCCGCAGTTCGTGGAGGAAGCGGCGCTCTTCAAGCGTGCCTGTGAGAAAGAGGCGCAGCAGGCGCCCATCGAAGCGCCGGCGAGTCGCCCAGCGGAAGGTGTACCAGAGGGCGCGCGCGCACTCGTTTCCGAGCAGGCTGGCTCCCAGGTGGGGCCGCATCCCGTCGTCGGCACGATCCTCGTAGACCTTGAGGATGGCGCCAACGGTGGTGTGCCGCGACTCTGGGATGAGGCTCATCAGGCTACCTTGCGGCTGCGCATCCAGGGCGCGACAGCCGGGGTCGAAGGCTGCTGTTGTGCCGGGGCCTGAGCCGCCGGAGGAGGCGGCGGAGCCGGGAGGTTCGTCTGCTGCGGTTTCGGCGGTACGTTGTTTCCCGCGGCAGCCTCGTAACCCTTGATGCGGTTGGTCAGCTCTCCGGTTTCCTTGTTGCGCTCCATACCGACGATGATTGCCAGCGGTAGGTTGTGCAGGTCAGCCGAGTCATTTGGGCACAGTACACCGACTGCCCGGCAGATCGCGGACAGTTCGCGCTGCGCGATTTCTTCCGCCGTCCGGTTTCTGTTCTGCAGGTTGAGCCTCGTCCAGAGATGACGACCGGAGTACGGCCCGTTGTCGAGGATGACGAAGGTGAACTGCAGGTACTGGCCGCTACCGTTCTTGGTGGGTTTCATCTCGCTCTCAGAGATGAGCGCGAGGTATTTCCCGGCGGGGATGGGCCCGAAGGCGGATTGGGGTTCAACGACCGATGCGTCAAAGCCGGCGAGTGAAGCCATGGTGGTTCCTTTCAGGTAGGTTGGTTGGTGGGATCAGGCAGTGGTCAGCGATACCGTCAGTGCATCACTGAACGCCTGCCAGGAGAGGGGAAGCTGCTCGGGGAGCCCGTAGCGATTCTTTGCCACGTAGGCCGGCTTCTCGACCAGGTAGAGAAGGCGCTCTCCGGTCGTTGTGCCGCGGGTCTTGGCGACCTTGTCGAAACCGGTCTTTTCTTCCTTCAGGACGAGGGTCCGTAAGTTAGCGAAGCCGACGACATCCGCCCACTCCTGCACGACGGCCGACGCGCGCGCCTGCAGCTTGATCTGGTAGCGCTCGTAGGAGTCGACCTCTGGCGAGTCAAATTTCTTGACCTCGCAGTGCGCGAGGAGAATGACGGCCATGCTCCGCTGGTTCCGGAGGATGTTCAGGCGATCGAGAACGGGGCGCCAGTAGTTGTCGACGGCGATCATGGATCCCTTGCCGTACGCGGTCTCCTTCTCGCTGTAGCGCTGTTCGATGTCGAACCAGATCAGCTGCTCCATCCAGTCCAGGGAATCGATGGCCACCGTCTGAAAGTCGTGCTCCTGGCCGATAAGCGTGTCCAGAGCTTCGATGACCTCGGAGAAGGTCGTCGCGAGCGGGAAGGCCGTGGTGTCGATGTTCCCCAGGCCATCCTCGGTCTGGATGAAAATCGGCGACGGCGCGCTGGCGGCAAACGTGCTCTTGCCGATGCCGTGCCCGGCGTAGAGCACGACGCGCGGCGGCTTGGGCTGCTTGCCGCGGATGAGGTTGGAAAGGTCGAAAGCCATCACGCAGCCTTCACGGTGACGGAGGTCTTGGCCGGGGTGATCGTCAGCGTTCCGGCGATCATGGCGTAGGCCTGCGGTGCGTTCGCGCGCAGCCATTTCACTCCGGTTTCATCGACGGACTCGACGACCTTGATGGGGCGGAGTTCCTTGTCGAGGGCCTGGCTGGCCCTCTTGAAGGCGGCGAAGTCCGTCACCTTGTAGTTCAGTTTTCCGGTGGTAACTACCTTGGTGCCGTTCTCCAGTGTGGTGGTCATGCTGCCTTCCTCGCGGTACCCGACACGCTCGATGATGGCCTCCTCGATCGCGACGCGCCTGGCGGTCGTCTCGGTTTCGAGACGCTTGGCATCGAGCCACATTGCAGCAAGCTGCTCCGTGGTCGGGATTTTTTCGATCGGTACGACGTTCTGTCTCATGGGTTGGTCCTTTCGTTGGTTGAGTTGTCACATACCTGGGGATTGAAGAAGATTCGGTATCCGCCAGCCTCGCTGTGCTTCAGTCCGACGTTCATCACCTCCTCGGCTGCGTCGTACAGCGCCACCTTGTCATCAGGAAACTCTTCGATCAGATCCGTGATGGCGCAAAACACCTCGTGCAGCCTCTCGACTGCTTCGCCGCTTGCGACGGGGACGCTCATGACCACAGGCTCCCGGCCAGGTCGTGCACGTTAAGGACAGCGAGTTTGTATGTCTGCCAGTCACGTCTAAAAACGGCCGCTTCCGCGCGGTCGATCTGCTCGCGGATTTCCAACATCAGGTCCTGGGCCTGTTCAATTTCGTCCGTCCCGTCATCGTTGCGCGGGTCGCCAGGAGCGTCGCTGTGCGCCGGCCATGTGGCACTGTCGCCTGGGCAGAATTCGCAGAATTTATTAGCGATCATCGCTGCTCCTAGCATAGGTAATGGCTGCGCTCTGCGATGAAGCCAGCGCAACCTCGTAGTCGATCCTTCCGACGATGCCGAAGCACGCCAGCAGGATGATGAAAGCCCACACCGGGCTCATTGCTGCTCCCCTTCGGCAGAGGCGATCGCCTCGCGAGCGTCGTAGACCAGATGCGGCGGCAGGTAGCTGTCGGCGCTGAACGGCTGGCCGGCGCCGGCCACCTCCTCGACGATGGCGCGCAGTACGTCGACTGCTTTCTCAGCTCCAGTCATCGTCGCCACCTCCCATCGCGCGCCAGACGTCGTGGTCGGCGCATTCCTGATCGCCCATGTCGCCGATGCAACGGGCGACGACCAGCGGCAGGACGATCGCCGCGATAAACAACAAGTACTCCATCTTTCCCTCTCCTTTTTTTATCCTGATCCGTCGTCGTAGCCGTAGCCGGAGCCG